AGTGATCTTGGAATAAATTTATTTTCGGATTCATTTCAATATATTCAGAGTTTTTATCCATTTGCGTTATCTGGTCAAGGACTTCTCACATTTGACATGGCATTGCAATATAGAAATGTCATTAAGAAAACGATGTTTGGAACTGGGTTACGATTAAGACATCAATATCATGGAAGAAGACTTTTCGTCGATGTCGATTGGACAACACTGAAGGAAGGTCAGATTATCGTCGTTGAAGCATTTCGTAAAGTTGACCCAGAAATCGACACTTCAATGTATAACGATCCATGGTTGAGACGCTTTGTCGTTGAAACAATAAGACTTCAATGGGGACAAAATATGTCCAAATACGGTTCGGTTCAGATCATGGGTGGAGTGTCTGTCGATGGAGCCTCAATGGTCCAACTTGCAAAAGACAACATCGGTGAATTGATGGATGAGCTCGAAACCAAATGGACAATGCCCACAGATTTTTTCACTGGTTGAATTAGATGACACTCAATCCGTATTTTTCATGGACAAATGAAGTATCCGAACAGAATCTCTATCATGATTTAGCTGAAGAATTTACACAGATGTTCGGAATCGAAATAATCTATCTCAAGGTTGAAAATCTTGAGGGAGCAAACTATGATCAACTGTTTGGTGAGAATAGACAGCCGCTTGTTAAAGCTGGCGTACCGTTTGAAGTCTATCCCGCCGACATTGAGAATGTTGAACTTGGAGACGACATGTTTACCAAGTTTGGGCTTCAAGTGGACGACACGATTCATCTTTATTTTCCATATAAGAGATTTCAAAGTGTATTTAACGAATTAAGACCAAGAGAAGGTGATTTAATTTTCGTTCAGAAATATGACGACATGGGAGCAACTGATATGTTCAGAATATCCTATGTTCAAAAAGATATCATATTTTATCAATTGGGAAATAACTATTTCTTTGATGTGAAAGCAGTTCGACATTCCTTCTCTCACGAAGTTTACGAAGATGATACATTGAATCCGCATGGAGATCTTGCAATAAACGTTGACCAACAGAAAGAACCAGAAAATCAAATTGTTAATGATCCAAACACAGACAACGCAACAATTGATTCTATTAAGAATTCAATTCTGAACTTCGACGAACATAACCCATTTGGTGATTCCTAATGATTGGAAATTCTCCGTATTATCATGAACATATAAAACGATACGTATCGGCGTTCGGGTCGTTGTTCAACGATATGTCAATCGAAAGAAGGAATTCTTCTGGGGTATTGTTAAAGACGATAAAGGTTCCATTGTCTTATTCAACAAAGGATAAGATAATTCAACGTTTCAAACAAAACCCAGATTTGAACAATACATTCAGAACAACATTGCCAAGAATGGCGTTCGTTATGACTAGCTTGTCATATGATGGAACGAGGAAACAGAATTCTTTAAACACTACCAAAATTGACTCGACTGGGTTAGTGTCTAATATGATGTATTCGCCTGCACCATACAATCTTGATTTCGAGCTAAATATTTGGACAAGTCACTTCGAAGATTCTCTCCAGATTGTTGAACAGATTTTGCCATTCTTTCAACCTGAATATACAATTGCAGTAAATGAAATTCCATCTCTTGGAATTGTTAGAGATATTCCAATCGTATTGAATGATGTTTCTTATTCGGATGACGCAGAAGGTAATTTCGAAGATGTGCGAACAATTGAATGGAACTTAACATTCACTCTCAAAGGATATATGTTCGGGCCAATCAAAACATCGAAAATTATTAAACAAACCGACACTGATGTATTTACGGTCGATTTTAATAGTTCTGGAGAGGATTATCGGTCAACTGTTTCGCCATTGGATGCAATGGAAACTGATCCACATACGATTGTCGACACACAAATACCTATACCGCCAGCGGCATAAATAATCTAAAAATTGGGATTAAATCATGAGCGCAATTATTACCAAGGAAATGTCTTTTTTCGGTGCTTCGCAATTTGTTGAAGCGTTTGAAGAAGGTCAGGATAACGTATACTTAGCAATTGGGAAACAGACCCCATGGAATTCTGAGATTGCTCCAGATATTCCACTCGATAATATTTCTTCTTATTATAACGATTATAGAGATATTATTGCGGCCAAGAAGATTGCATCACAAGACGTGTCGTTTGTCATTCCAAGAGTTGAATGGACATCTGGAACTGTTTATTCGATGTATGACGATACCGATAATACAATATATGTCAAAGAGTTCTATGTTAGAACTCCAGACAATAGAGTTTGGAAATGTATTTCGAATAACAACAATGCTGCGTCTGTTTCTCAGCCGACACTTCCAATTATCTCCAATGTAACCGATGTCGTTCAAACTGCGGATGGATATTTGTGGAAGTATATGTTTTCCATTGGTAATGCTCAATTCTTAACTAACAATTGGATTCCAGTTAGCACTCTATCGGCCGATGACGGGTCACAGCAATGGACGATTCAACAATCGGCAATTGACGGCGCGATTCACGTTATTAAAGTTATAAATCAAGGCTCCGGATATACTGGAACTCCAACTGTTCAAATTGTTGGAGATGGTATCGGAGCTACAGCAACTGCTAATGTAGTTGGTGGGTTTGTAACATCGATTACAATGACATCAATCGGGTCGGGATATAATTGGGCAACCGTTATGATTAGTGGTGGTGGCGGCATTGGGGCAACTGCTAGAGCAATCATTCCACCAACTGGTGGTCATGGAAAAGATGCGGTTAAGGAATTGGGCGGCAACCGAGTGATGATCATAATGACTCTTAATAATAATGAGTCACAGAAGTTTACGACATCAAATGATTATAGAAAAATTATATTGATTCGAAATCCAATGACGGCTGGAAACATTCCTGCATCTGGGTCAGTATATGATCTCTCAACTAGATTGACATTCAATTCTACCACTGCTCAATATCAAGTTGACGAAACAGTAACCGGACAAACAAGTGGAGCAACTGCTAGTGTAATTGATTATGATTCGTCCTCAAAAACTGCTAGAGTGAATCGTGTTTCTGGAACATTTGTAGTCGGGGAGACCGTTGTTGGGACAACTTCAACTGCATCTGGAGCAATAAATACAATTACTGATCCAGAATTCAATTTATTTACTGGTGAAGTATTGTTCAGAGATTATCGGTTAGCAATTAACAGATCTCCAACCCAGAATGAAACTATCGGTCTTGTTGTCGACTTCTAAGGAATTATAAATGGCAATCACATTAAGAAGAAATAAAGGTTTGCCACTTACCTTTAGTGAGCTCGACACAAACTTTGACGAATTAAACACAGGCAAGTTAAATAAAGCTGGCGATACAATGACAGGACCATTGGTTCTTTCTGGTGCGCCAACTCAAAATTTACATGCGGCAACTAAATTATACGTAGATTCACAGCTTTCAACACCATCTGGAACAGTTTTACTTACTGGATCAACGATGACTGGCCCGTTGGTTCTTTCTGGTGCGCCAACCGCCGATCTTCAAGCTGCAACAAAACTTTATGTTGATGGTAGCATTTCTGGAAAGGTTGATAAATCTGGATCGACGATGACTGGTGCGTTGGGCCTTATAGCTGGTTCCAATACTGCACCATCATTATTTTTTACTGGAGATATCCAGACTGGAATATTTAACGGCTCCGCTGGTGAAGTCAGTTTAGTATCTGCTGGAACAAAATCTGCCGCCACAAATAACGGCGTGTTTGGAATCTTTCAACATAGCACTGCATATACATCAGATTTAAATATTGGAGCATCGAGAACTGTTGCTGGTACTTCTTCAATCAATCTTATTGGAGATTTAACCTATACAACGTTCGGGCTTCAATTGCAACGGGCTTCAACGGTCAACGGCAATTCGACTATTACACATAGGGGGACGGGTGAACTTGCTTTAAGGGTTCAAGACGCCGGATCGTTGAAGTTCTATATTGGTAATACTTCTTTTATAAATATTGGACCCGACGGCACAGTAACTTCCGATAACCTTACTATCAGACCGAATGCAACGGTTTCGACTCAAGGTGGGGCGCTATTGTTGGCTGGAACTGTTGCTAGAACAGGGTTTTATTTAGATGAAAACAACGATGTCTTTCGAGTTCGAAACGATGGAATTGTTTATTTTTCCGTAGACAAGAGTGGCAATATTACTGGAAAGAACGGTTTAATAATTAAACCGTTTTCTGCTTGGACCACTATAACAGGAAATGCCGTTGCAGTAGATGGCGGAAAATATTTAGCAGATACAACTTCCGCCGCATATACGTTAACACTTCCCACTTCTCCAACAGTTGGAATGGCAATTAAAGTTGGCGACTATGCTGGAACATTTGCCACAAATAATTTAACACTTGCAAGAAATGGTTCAAATATTATGGGTCTAGCTCAGGATATGACATTAGATATAAACAATTTCTCGGGAGAATTTACTTATGTCGATTCTACTCGCGGTTGGCAACTCGTTTAACTAAAATAAGATGATAGGGTTTTAAGCCACATGGAAAAGATGAACACGGGAATCGCCCCATATTTTGATGATTTCGATAAAACAAAACATTTTCATCGTGTTTTGTTTAAGCCCGAAGTCGCAGTACAAGCTCGGGAACTGAACACTACACAATCAATTCAACAAAACCAAATCAATCAATTTGGCGATCATATCTTCAAGAATGGGTCCATAGTTCGTCCAGGTGGTACATCATATAAGTCAGCTCCATTTATCCGTGTTCAACAAACATATCTTGGAGTAGCGATTGACCCGACGCAATATCTTAATAATGTGATTGTTCAAGATTCGACTGGATTGCGAGCACAAGTCAACTTTATTGTAACCGACACAACTGAATATAGGTTTTATTTAAACTATCTTAATTCTGGATCACTCGGCACGACAAAAGAGTTTAACAATACCGAAGCATTTCATGTCGAGGTCGCTCCGGGGATCCAAGTCGTCTATGGTCAACCAAACACAACAAACCATACTGGCATTGGTCAACTTGCGTCCATTGCGGATGGAACATATTATGTTAATGGGTTCTTCGTTGGGGTTGACGCACAGACGGTTGAGATGGGAATAGATACATCAACGTTAAGTGTTACGGTTGGATTAGAAGTAATTGAAGAAATCGTAACTCATATGGATGACGAATCTCTATATGACAATGCAATGGGGTCTCCTAACGAAAATGCACCCGGAGCCGATCGTCTAAAGATTTCTCTTCTGTTTAAATCATATGCTTTAACGACAGATTTGACTGGAAAAGTATTCATTGAACTTCTTAGATTTGAAAATGGAATTCTTAAAGTTCATAAAATCAATTCTGAATATTCCGATCTCGAAAAAACATTAGCACGACGCACCTATGATGAGTCTGGTGATTATTCAATTACCCCATATCAAATTACTGCGTTAAACCATCAAAAACTTTCCCCAGGAGATTCGCAGGGGTTAGTTATCAATGGTAATCCAGATTGGTTTGCGTTGGCCATCGGCCCTGGTAAATCATATGTTCGCGGTCACGAACTTGAAACTATATCAAACGAATATGTCACGGGCGTTAGAGCACGCGGAACCGATCACATCCTTCAAACAGATGACAAATCTTTAATCGCATATAGTGGTCAGTATATTTGGGTTGCTGGGTTTGTTTCTGGTCTAACTGCTGGGATTCCAGCAACCACAAATTTCTCAATTAGTTTGTTTTCAGACACTACGTTCACAACTCAGATCGGCACTGCAACTGTTCGTGGAGTTCAACTGGATCAAGACTTATTTGGTCAACCTGGAACTCCGAATATAAACGCATATCGGTTCTATATTCACACGTTGTCGATGAATCCTGGGCATCAATTATCTGAATCTGCTGTATGGAAAAATTCTGCGTCGAATCATGGAGTTGTTCTTCATGTAGTTTCCCTTATAAATGTCAATACCCCATTTATAACTGGTGATATAATTACAGAACCACAAACACTAAGAACCGCAACAATTTATCGTTGGATTCCAGAATTAGCAACGGCCCTCGTTTATCGACAAGACCCAACAAACCAGATTCCTAGACAAGGAAAGCTGATCTCGTCTGGAACTAAGACTGCGACTGTCCAAAGTGTAATTTCTAGCAATGTAACAGGAGATGCATTAAATATTCCGACATTGATTACACTTCCAAATCAGTATATTAAGAGTGTAAGAGACGCATCGAATATTTCGGAAGTAAGTTTTTATTATTTGAAACCAGTTCAGGTTACTGCGGATTCAAACGGAGTATTCACATCTGGAACAGTGACTGCTACAAACGAAAGTCTCGAAACCAATCTTTCGGAATATGTTGGGGTAGTTCAATCTGGAGCATCTGCCGGATTCATGTCAATGCTCGCGACTCAAATGGTTATCAGTTCCGATCAAAAGAGTTTTATTTGGTCGCCAGTTGGGTTGACGGCGGCAAATTTTGCTAATGCTGTTGCGACATTCTTAGTTCCAATTTATAAAACTAATGTAGTTGAAAAAACAAAAACAAAAACAACGATTACGAACGAGTCAGTTAGCATTGCGTCGATCGCAACTTCATATGTAAATCTAACGAAAGCAGACGTAATTCGAATCGTTTCCATCACCGATCCAGGAGATTCCAATAGAGACATCACATCCGATTTCTTGTTTGATAACGGACAACGTGATTATGTTTATAAATTGGGATCTATCATGTTAAAGCCCGGCGCAAATCCACCAGTTGGATCGGGCGGAAATATCAATGTTACATATGAATATTTTAGTCATTCCTCGGGCGATTATATAAGCGTAAACAGTTATCCAGTATTCGAAGAGATTCCTCAATTTGTGTCGAGAATTAGTGGAAACACGTATAACCTTCGTGATTGTCTCGATTTCAGACCAATCGAGAACGGTGCGTCATCTAGTTTTCTCCTAAACCAGACTAGAATTAGTTTTAGCTATCAATACTATACACATAGGATCGACAAGTTAGTTTTAATGAGTGACGGGACATTCAGACTTCTTAAGGGAGTTCCTGGGTCGGCTATTGCGCCACAAGCTCTAGACTCGTCAATGTCGATTGCGGATATAACAGTTCTTCCATATACATATACAAACAAAGACATCTTTATCAAGATGTATGATAATCGTCGGTATACTATGCGAGACATCGGAAAACTTGATGCTAGAATTACTAATGTCGAAAATTATACTACACTGTCTCTTCTAGAGATGGACACGAAAAATCTAAAGATCACAGATGCAGAAACTGGATTAGACCGTTTTAAATCTGGATTCTTTGTTGATTCATTTGACTCGTATGAAAGTGGCAATCAAGAAAACCCAGAGTTCAATTGTACTGTATATTATGGCATGAAATCGGTTTACCCACAAGAAATTAGAGAGAATATTCCACTTCAATTTAATGCTCTTAATAGCGATAGCGTTGCGCAGGTGGGTAATAAAATTATGCTTCCATATACAGAAGTAACAAAGATTACACAACCTTACGCAACGCATACTGTTAATCTTCAACCGTATGATAGTTATTTCTGGGAAGGGAAGATTCAATTTTTCCCGTCGGAAGATATATGGAACGAAACTGCCAACCTACCAGATATTATAACGAGCAGTTCTTCCGAATATTCACAGACAGTATCTAACGATGTTTATCATCAACCTCCACCATATCAAGCTCCATCTCAGACGCCGACTTCGTCCGCTCCAGAGTCTTCGGCGCCAGCAGTGCCGCCGCCTCAAGCAGTTAGCACGCCTGCTCCGAAAATAATTATAAACTCATGGTTACGTTATGACGATCAAAAGGCAGCATATCTCGCCGCGCATCCCGAAGATTTTACAACGACTGACGGAATACATTATACACAGACAAATAGCCCGCCGACCATTTGATAAATACTACGAAATATATCGGATAATAGAACAATGCCAATTTCTACTGTAACAGGAACATCATCGTCGACATCAAGCGGTGTCAACGTTACAACTAAACTTGTTTCTTCTACTCAGATTCCTTATATGCGATCAATCGTGATTAGAATATATGGATCTGGGTTTAAACCCAAAACTCAATTATTTTGTTTTTTTGACGATGTATATGTGGGTCAGCTGGTTAGACCAGTGACAAGTGTTACTGTTCCACCGTTAAATTACAACCCAAACCCGACGGATGTTACAATTCCAGCAAATACTCCACCAGATACCAGAAATCAAACCAAAAGAACATTCGCCGGAATTGAATTATCGACTAAATTTCCAGAAGCAACTCTTGCTTCTCAAGGCTGGGAAAAGGATACGACGTATGCCGATGGTTCTGCTAAGTTTACAAATATCGTTGCAGGAATTATTCCACAGCAACCGTTTGCAATTGACCCCGTTACACATACTGGCACTGCGGTTATACCTGGTGCACCAGTTTCTGGATCGACATCTCCAGAAACAAGCGCGTTTGGTGATGCTATTATAACCAATGATAACGGTGAATTTTTATTAGATTTTAATGTCCCTCCTTCAACATTTAGGGTCGGTCAACGGAAGTTTCAAGTTACAGATACGACTGATCCAGCTATTGGTTCTCTTACTGGAGGGTCTGCTCTTTTTTTCGCAAAGGGAACATTAAATACATACCAGACTACGCGCGCATATTGGTCAGTAACTGTCGATACGACATACGTAACTAATGATTTCTATGGAAAGTGGCATGAGCCACCAGTTACTCCGCCTCCACCGCCACCACAACCATATATTTGCTGGTCTGATCCAGTTGCACAATCATTCTTCTTAGAAGGCGATGCATTTGCTGGAGGCGGGTTTCTAACTTCGGTCGATCTTTATTTTGCAAAAAGAGATGCTACGGTTCCAGTTAGATTGGAGATAAGAAACATTGTCAACGGATATCCAG